CTCAGAGGTGACTTGCTCTTGAGGTATTTTTCCGCTTTCGATATCCTTCTGTTGAAGGGTTCCAAAGTAGACACGTTGTGTGCGCTCTTTACCCAATAATAAGTCTTGCACATTCTTTTTATTGAATAGCTTTTGAGTGCCTTTAATCTCAGCTTTAAAGGTAGTAAGAGCCGGACCAGCTAAAGTCTCTAACTGAGTGTCTGCGTGCTTCAGAATAGCGTCTCTCAAGTCTTCATTATCACTGGTATAAGTTGCATTATTATATCCGCTTGCTAGCTTCATAATACCAGTAGTAGTCTTACCATTCTTGTTCATAGCTGTCGCATTATCATAAAAGCGCTTGACTGTCTCATCGACGCCACCTTCCAATAAAGAATCAATGTGTCGCTGTTGATCGAATGCTTTCCTTGCTTCTGCATCTGTTAGACCTAATACAATGTTATTCTCCTTTACTGTATTGCGTATTTCCTCCAGTAGTACTAGTTCCTCTTCTACTGTCTGCAACCCTTGCAAGTCTTTGTTCATTTCCAGTGCAGTCCTTTGTTTTGCTTCGATATTCTTACGTGCTTTATCTGCTACTGTTGCTGATGTTGCTTTAGTATCTTTGTTTTTTCCTTTTGATTTTTGCATTTGATTTCCTTTTAAGTTATTGTTATTCCTAAAGTTTTTCTACTTTAGACACCAGCAAGGTCCCTCACCAGATGTGTCTATTATACATAAGTCTATTAGTAGTGCTGCTTATTGTAATAATTTAGTTTACTTTGGTTCACTGGTGAACTACTTTAGGCTGTCTATTGTTTGGTGTTGTGTGTCTATAGTCTAACTCATACGCTCTTTTATTTCACATATGTGCACAGCGGTGCAGTTATATAGTGCTCTTGCGCGCACAGCGGTGCAACTCAAGTGCTACACGGGGGACCCAATAGGACCGTGCGTGTATTATATTTAGGCTCATACGCAGATTGGAGTGAATTTGGGTAAAACTTGTTATTTACTAGAGTAATTCTAGAAACTGGAGGTGCGGAGAGGGACTATAGTGAAATAAAGAGACATATGCTATTGACAATCATAGAGAAGTATGATATAATATTACTATAGATAAGATTTAAATCAAAGGCTTCTTTTAGAATCAACCTTTAGAATTATCATTATAGTTATCACTTTAATAATAACTTTAGACAGAGAACTACAGAGAACCTAAGTACACTAAAGAGGAGCTCACACAGTTAATGTCTTCAAAGAATAAAGGTTCAGCTAAGCTATACAAAGGTATGAAGTCTCTGAATCCAGAGGGTAGACCAAAAGGTAGCGTCAATAAGTTTACAGCGTTAAGTAGAGAGTTAATGTCTAACAAAGGACCAGAGATTGTCCAGAAGGTTATAGACTTAGCACTCGAAGGAGACAGGACTTGTCTTAAAATGTGTATGGATAGAATTATTCCTACCACTAAGGCAGTAGAGTTTAGGTCTTCAGAAGATAAGGGTAATGTAATTATTAATGTTGGTGGTCTTGCAGAAAAGATTATAACTGAAGATAAGAAAAAACCTTTAGAATATGCAGAAGGTGTTATCATAGAAGAGTCAGAGTTAGACGAGACTATTATTAAGATAGCCAATAGTGAGTAACGAATTAGATGTACAGTTACACCCCGCACAACTAGAGATATTTAATAGTACCGCTAGATTTAAAGTAGTAAGTGCAGGAAGAAGGTTTGGTAAGTCTAGGTTAGCAGCTTGGATACTTATTATAAAAGCCCTTCAGTCTGAAAGTAAGGATGTCTTTTATATAGGTCCTACATTTCAGCAAGCTAAAGATATTATGTGGAATATGCTCAAGGAACTGTTACACGATACAGACCTTATAGAGACTACCCACGAAAATACAGCTACTATGAAGTTAGTTAATGGTAGAAGAATTAGTTTAAAGGGCTCAGATAGACCAGATACTTTAAGAGGCGTAGGTTTAGCCTATGTGGTACTCGATGAGTATGCTAGTATGAAGGTTGAAGTGTGGGAACAGATTATTAGACCTACGCTTGCTGACGTAAAAGGTGGTGCGCTATTTATAGGGACTCCTGCAGGTAAGAATCACTTCTATGATTTGTACCTAGCAGCAGATGAAGAGGAAGACTGGGAGTCATTTCAGTATACATCGACAGATAACCCTCTAATAGACCCAGAAGAAGTAGAAGTAGCTAGAAGAACGATGTCTACTCAAGCTTTTAGGCAAGAATTTGAAGCCAGCTTTGTGAGTTTCACAGGTGGTATCTTTAAAAACGAATGGATTAAGTATGATGAAAACGAACCAGAAGACGGAAATTTCGTTATTGCGGTTGACCCTGCAGGCTATGAGTCGGTGGAGAAAGAACGCGGTATCAAAGGTAGTAAACTTGACGAAACTGCAATTGCAATCGTTAAAATCTGCGCTGACAGATGGTGGGTCAAAGATATACTCCACGGTAGATGGGGAATTAAAGAAACTGCTACTAAAATATTACAGGCTGCGATTGAGAATCAGGCAACTACTGTCGGAATAGAATCCGGTGCGTTAAAGAATGCTATACTTCCTTATTTGGAAGATGAAATGCGAACACAAGGACAATGGGTTGTCATTACAGATGTAACTCACGGTGGTAAGAAGAAAGCAGATAGAATCACTTGGGCTTTACAAGGAAGACTAGAGCACGGTAAGATTACATTTAATCGTAACCCTAGTTGGAATAGTGATTTAGAAACACAGTTAATAGAATTTCCAAGTAAGGGCACACACGATGATATTATTGATGCCTTAGCTTATATAGACCAAGTAAGTGTAGCAGATTATATGCACACTATTGAATTAGACGAAGAATGGGAACCTTATGATGATGTTGCAGGATATTAAATGATTGATGGCGAAGAGAGTAAGTATCAAGGACTAGCCGGATGGTTAGGCTCACGTCTAGAAGAGTGGAGAGACCACAGAGATTCTAACTATTTAGATATGTGGGATGAATATTATCGTCTATGGCGTGGTATCTGGAAAGCTAGTGATAAGACCAGAACATCAGAAAAGTCTAGATTAATAGCTCCAGCATTACAACAAGCAGTTGAATCCTCAGTAGCAGAAATTGAAGAGGCTACATTTGGACGTGGTAAATGGTTCGACATTAAAGATGATATGTTGGATGAAGAGCCCAGAGATGCTGAGTATGTACGTAATTTACTACAGGAAGACTTAGAATCTACCGGAGTTAAAGATGCTTTATGTGAGGTCTTTTTAAATGGTGCTATATATGGTACTGGTATTGGAAAGATATCTGTAGAAGAGAATACTTGGAAGTATCCAGTAGAAGTTCCTGTTGAAGGGACTATGGTTACTGAAAGAATATTACAAGAAGAAACAGTTGTTGATGTTAAACTAGAAGCAATTAGTCCTAAAGAATTTTTAATAGACCCAAGCGCTACAAGCATACAAGAAGCTCTTGGTGTCGCACACGAAGTAATTAAACCTAGACATAGTATAATTGAAGGTATTGAAAGTGGCTTATATAGAGACATATCTATAGAAGGTAGCTACAATATAGAAAGACTAAAGGGTTTTGACCCTGAAGAATCACGTCCAGATGCTAACGACCAAATAAAAATTACTGAATACTGGGGTAAAGTTCCAGCTAGGTTCCTGTCAGAAAATGAATCTATGGATGATTTTGAATATAATGATGATGAACTAGTAGAAGCTGTAGTAACTATAGCTAATGATAGTCATATATTAAGAGCAGTAATTAATCCATTTATGATGGAAGACAGACCATTCATATCTTATCAACACGACATCGTTCCTAACAAGTTTTGGGGTAGAGGTGTATGTGAGAAAGGATACAACCCACAAAAAGCACTAGATGCTGAGATGAGAGCTAGAATTGATTCATTAGCTTTAACAACTACACCTATGATGGCTGCGGATGCTACAAGACTACCACGTGGAGTCAAGCTAGAGGTTCGTCCGGGCAAAACTATACTTACAAATGGTGACCCTAGACAGGCTATTATGCCTCTAACCTTGGGAACAACAGACCAAAATACTTACAACCAAGTAGCAGCACTACAGAATATGATACAGATGGGTACTGGTTCTTCTGATATGGGAGCTCCAGATAGAGCCACAGCAGGTGGTATGTCTATGGCACAATCGGGGTCTATCAAGAGACAGAAGCGTACCTTAATGAACTTCCAGAATACATTCTTAATCCCTATGATTAATAAATGTCTATGGAGAAAGGTGCAGTTCGATGTAAATAGGTATCCTATTGCCGATTATAAATTTGTTCCTTACTCTACTATGGGTATTATGGCTAAGGAATTAGAAGCACAACAGATGGTTAGCTTATTACAGGCTATACCTAAAGACTCTCCTGCATTTAATATTATACTTATATCTGTATTCCAGAACTCTAGTATGCACAACAGAGACCAGATTGTTCAAGCACTTATTCAAGGTATGCAGCCTGATGAGCAAGAAGAACAGATGAAACAAATGGGTATGGAGCTAGCAATGCAGCAAGCACAGGCTGATATTCAGAAGACTATGGCAGAAGCTCAGGAAGAGCAGACTAGAGCTATGAAGAATGCAGCAGAAGCTGGAGCAGCACAACCTAATGAGTTAATGATTCAAGAGAAATTCATTAAACTACAGAAAGAATTAGCTGCTATAGATAAACTAAGAGCAGATACAGAGAATATAAATGCTGAGACTATTAGAAACATACCAGAAATGGAGCATTTACAATCTGAAACATTATTAAACATAGCAACAGCAACAGAAAAACTACAAGGATAATTAATGGCTGTAAGCGATAAAGAATTTTATGATGATAGAATTAATCTAGTCGAATCTGACGGATGGATAGCTTTAATTGAAGAATTAAAAACACTATCTGAATCAGTAAAACGAATAGACTCTATTGATAACGAAAAAGACTTATGGTTCGCCAGAGGTCAGTTGTCAATTCTAAGACAAATGATTGTTTTAGAAGAGGCAACGAAAGCAGCGATGACAGAACTAGATATCTAGCGTCATCTTTTTTACACTTCACAATCCTTAACAGGACGGAGACAACGATATGAGCAATATAGTAGTAGACCCTGATGTAATTTCAGAAGATATAGAAGTAGTAGACGAAGTAGAACCAGATGAAACCCTGAGTATGGGGAAAGCAGAAACACAAGAACCTGCTTTTGAAGTACCAGACAAGTTCTCAGGTAAGAGCGTAGAGGATATAGTAAAGAGTTATCAAAACTTAGAACAAGAACTTGGACGTAAGAGCCAAGAGATTGGAGAGTTAAGAAACCTTTCTGATAGTTTCCTCAAAGCTGAAATATCTAGAAATGGAAGCGGGACAAATCTACAGGCAGAAAACTCAGACAACGAAACAGAAGATGATTTTTATGAAGACCCCAGTAAAGCGGTTAATTCTTTAATAGAGAAACATCCTAAGTTTCAAGAGTTTCAGGAATTCCAAGCTAGGCAAACACAAGATACTAGCAAGGCACAACTGGAACAAACTCATCCAGATTTTATGGACATTGTACAAGATTCAGGTTTTCAAGATTGGGTACAAGCTAGTAAATTTAGAAGTAACTTGTTTCAAGAAGCTGACAAATATAACTATGAAGCCGCTGATGAATTATTGACACACTGGAAAGAGCGTTCAATGATTGATAAGACTACAGAAGTTAAAGAAAAACAGGAAGCTACGAGAAAGAAGAGTTTAAAAGCTGGTAAGACCGAATCAAGAAGTTCATCTGATTCTACAGCAGGTAAGAAAACATATCGAAGGGCAGACCTAATACGTCTTAAACAAACAGACCCTAATAGATATGCAGACTTAGCTGATGAAATATTCAATGCCTATGCTGAAGGAAGAGTTAAATAATTTTTCTAATACTATAACAGGAGTACAAAATGGCTACAGGTGCAATCGGCACAAATAACCAAACGGTTACTACCGGTGCTACGTTCATCCCAGAAATCTGGTCAGATGAAACTATCGCTGCGTATAAATCGAACTTGGTTGTCGCTAATTTAGTTACTCGCTTAAATCATAAAGGTAA